CCTTTAGTAGCGATAAATACATCATCAATTTCGTCTTTACGTTCTGCAAACTTCCCTTTTGAAGGTCCTCGCAAATAGTCCACATAGTCTATGATTACCAGATCTGGTTTGTGGTCCATGTCTATGCATTTCTGTATATGTGCCTTTATTGTATTTACTGTTGCTGACTTTGGGGCGTATTCCTTAACAATTAATCTACCTTTCAACCCATCTACAATAGTCTGTACTTCTTTTCTATGCTTGTTTACTTCGTCTATAGAGTACCCTGTAAAGTAACAGTCAAACCGTTTACCTACATAGTCTTCTCCTAATTCCAATGTATAGTAATTCACTTTATACCCCATTTTAACTGCATGCGCTCCTAATGCTACACAGAGCCATGATTTACCCCCTCCTGGATTCCCAAATACAATTGCTAAGTCTCCAGGTCCGAAGCCTCCTTGAATTCCTTCGTTAAGTATGGGCCAAGGTGAAGGGATAGTTGGGCGGTAATCTGTTCTATAACGGCTTTCTACATCCTTATTATATTCATGTCCTATATTTTTATCCATACCTGCTTTCATAGCTTTTTCTATAGTATTCCTAATACCGTCAAAATCTCCTGCTTTTAATAAGTCTGTTGAATTTAGTATAGCCTGTTTCATCTCTTGATTTTTACAAAAAGTTGTAAACTCTTCTTGCACATAGTCTAGGTCTTCTTGCGATGCTTCGTATGAATTTCGTAATTCTTCTTTAAGTGCTACTTTAAGTATATCGTTCTCTAGTTTCTGAAGTTCTACTTTAAGAACATCCATTGATACGGTAGTGTGATATTTATCGAAATATCCTATGATTTCATTGATGATCCATTTGTGTGCATCCGAATCAAAGTAATCTTCTCGTAGTACGTCTCTTACGTTTAAAAGAAATGTTTTATCGGTTAGTAATGATCCTAGTACTTTTAACTGGAATCCTTTTCCGTACTGGTTTAGGGCTTTTAGAGTCACTTGTTTTTTGTTTTATAACTTATTAATAATATCCGTAAATTTATAGATATTTTCCAACTATATCTTCCTGGCGCTTCCCTAGTTTATCTAATTCAGTGAATGTAGTTAGCCAACCTTCTGTGTTTTTTGTAATACCCTCTATTTTATCTTGGTCTAGAAGGTGTAGAAATGCTCCTGTTTTAAGAGCTGGTATATCGCTTTTTATTATATTTAATATAAGTTCTTTTTCTTTAGCGTCCAAGGAAGTTTCATGTAAATCCATTAATTTAAAATTAGTTTCTACACGGTACCATTCGTTAATTATTTTTGGGAATATTTTCTTTACTTTCTTTTCCTGTAGCTTTTCTGCACAGGTATCATAAATATAATCTAGTGTTATTTTCTCTGTAAGCGCTTTAGGGAACTCTAGAATTACTGTCTTTATTCCTAATCCTTTTATTCCGGCTAAGTTATCTGAGGTATCTCCCAGTAGTGCTTTAATTATGTTATAGTTCTCTGGGAGTACTCCTAATTCTTCTTGAATATTGTCTACTGTAAGAATCTTTTTCTTAACTGGTGCATAGACTTCTACGTATTTATCAACTAGTTGTAGGAAATCTTTATCTGATGATACTATTGTTAGCTTCTTTTTTGTAGCGGATGCCGTTTTAGCTAAGTATCCAATAATATCATCTGCCTCCAGCTTTTCCATCATCAACTGCTGTACTGGAAGACATTCTAAATAGTCTTGAGTTCTATACAGTTGTCCTATTAGTGCTTCTGTTTCTTCAGCTTTCGTATCGTAAAGTCCCCAGTGTGTTATTCTACTTGTTGCTCTTTGAGCTTTGTAGTTTGGATCTATATTTTTTCTATTAGCGGAACCACCTTTCCCATCCCAAACAATAATGACCCGTGTAGGGTCAAAAGTTCTAGTTACAAATCCTAATGATCGTAAGAATCCTACCAGGCCACCTACATGGTGACCTGATGGGTTCATTGTCTTAAGAAGTGAGAAACTCCGAATTAACATGTTCATAGCATCAATTACTAAGATGTTATCGTTTAATTCTCGGGGTGGTTTTTGTTTCAGGTTAGAAAATATACTGCTATAGTCTGCCATTAATCTAGTATCCCCGGAGTTATTACTTCCTCTTCCATGTCTCCTTCTTCAATCAAGTCAAAGTCTATACTCCCTACTAATTTTAACCAATGTTCCTTATGAGTATCCCTATACTTATCAATCGCTTTTTTATCATCCGGAATAAATCCATGTGAGGTCATAACTACCTTACCTCTAGATTGAACTCCTCCGATATGGTTCTTTTCAATCTGAATATTAGTTCTTTTGGCAAACTCTACTTGAAGGCCGTCTTTAACTGCTTTAATTTTAGAAGTACCGGGATTAGTAATATTGCCAAAAGTCACAACTAGTGTAGCATCATACCACATTGACATTCCTCCCTTATTCTGCAATTTTGGCTGCCCCATTGGATGTTCAGGCTTCATAGTCCAAACTTTATTGATTGCTACCAGCGTATTAGTGTATGGAGAATTTTCTTTACGGGAGAGTAAAATCTTTTGATTTAGATTATTACCAAACTGTGTAGACATTGCTCCAGCATTCCACTCATTATTATTCTTATTAGAACGTACCGAAAGGTCACAGGGGATAGATCCAATCGAATCCCAAAAGAAGCATAAGTCAAAAGGTAAATTCCCTTTTGCCTGTTCGTCCATTAAATCGGCCATATGAACTGCTACCTCTTCAATAGTGTTTAATGATCCTCTATCAGCATATAAAAAATGTCCTTCGTAATCTATAACTGTTCCTTCTTCATCTTTTACTTCTTCGAACTGTAGTCCCATTTCCTTAGCGTGCTCCCATGACCATTTCATCTCCGATATAATAAAAACTGGTAAGATGCCCATTTTCTGGGCACTTACTGCAGCTTCTAATAAGGCGGTTGTTTTTCCTGTATCACTATGTCCTCTTAGTAGAGTGATATGACCAGTTGGTATGCCTGGGAGAGAGGTAATGTCTTGGAAAGCTTGTGAAAGAGGTATCCACGCTTGGCTTTTGAACTTTACAGAGGCTTCGGAAAACCCTTTTTTCTTTTTAAAATTACCGAGATTGAATCCTTTTTTGACTGCCGCAGATGCGGCCTCTTGCACTTCTTTTTTCTTTGCCATATACCTTAGTTAAATAAGTCGTCAAATTTACTGACTGTGTCTTTATTTCCAGCTGTTGCTGTTTCTAAAGTAAAATCGGTTTTTTCTTGACCTAAACTTTCCGGTAAAGAAGTATCCTTAGTAGACGTGCTTTGTTCTCCTGCCTGAGGTTCTTCAACCGATCCTGGGTCTAAATGTCCTTGCAGTTGTTTTTTAATAAAGTCGTAGTCGTACTGAGTAAACGCTTCTACCGGGTTTGGTTGTTCTTTTAGCCAAGAATCAACCGACTCGTTATTGTCTGATAACGGGGTTTGCTTTGGTTTAATTCGAACTGTCGTTTCAGGATAGGGGTTTCCTTTTTGCATTTCTACAACCATATCCCATCCGTTAAGTACATCGGTAAAATCGCCAATATCCTCATCTTCCGCTAAAGCAAGAAGGGCTTTGTAAATATTTACACCGAATCCCCATAGTCGAACTCCTTTTTCTTCTTCTCCTCTAACAATTACGGGAGCAAAAATACGAGTCTTTGGAGAAAGTTTTCCTGATAAGGACCAATTATCCTTATCGTTGGTTTTTCGTAACTCTTTTACAAATTCCTCAATAGGATCCTGCTTACCGAAATTTGATAAAGCGATCATTGGGTACTTACCTACTCCGTAGTGGAATTTTAATTCCCTAAACGGAAAGGTTGGATTGAAAGCAGACGGTACAAGTCGTATTGTCTGTTTTCCTAATTCTGGTTTCCAAAAAATCTTGGAGTAATCGGTCTTTTCTCTATCTTGACCACTGTTGTTGAGAGCATCTAGCTTAGCTCTAATTGCATCGATATTCATATAACTAATTTTAAATTTATAACTTTAATTAATATAAGAAGATTATTTTAAAAATACAACTATACTTCAATAATTTTATGTAATTTTGTATTTACTCTTCTCAGTTCGGATCCTTTTGTAAGTAGGATACAGTTTCTAAAATCTTCCCACTTTACTCTAAAGGAGGTGTCTAAGGCTCCGTTATTAAGCTCTTTGATTAATGTGTTTAGTGCATTTATCGTGTAGAGAGTGTTTGTTTCTTTTTTTCTATGTACTAATATTGTATTTTCTAAAAAATTAGAAACATTTCCGAAATCTACATTGTAGGTACATATGTATTCGTCTTGACTTTTTGAGTATAGTACGAAAATTTTACTGTATATAATCTTGTACTTTTCTTCAATTGCTATAAGTACCCTATCTAGGTCTGGTTCAGTTGAAAAAGTACAGAAAAGTTTATTGCTCATATCTTCACTTGTAAAAAATGGTTCAATATCATAATCAAACCTCTGTATTTGAGTGCCTGTCGTCATATATAAATAGTTAAGCTGTTTTATAACACCAAGTCGGTGCCGTATTTGAATTTTACAGGGAATTTCCCTTTATTTTCCATTATTCTTGTTACTTCCTCTAAAGTTTCTTTACCATCCTCTTTATTAAAGTCGAGTAAAATTGCATCGTATGTATATAAGGTAATAAATGTTTTCTTATCCTTGAGGTACCTTAGAAGCTCTTTTAATATGGTAATATTATTTGAAGTTTCCAACGATTGCATCATATAATTCATTAACTTTGTTGGGTGCATCTCTTTTAATTCAGTAGAAAACGTTTTACCGGATTGCGGGTTTCGTACATACCCTTCTACTTTATACATTCTCCACATTTCATCTATATAGCTTTGAATGTTTTTAAAAATCTCTAAATTTTTATGTTTTTCCGGTATTTTTCCGTATATAGCTTGGAAGTTTATTTGTTTTGCTAAATTGTACTGCTCTTCTGAGATATCTTCTGTATCGAAGTAATTTTTTGCTAACTGCTTGTGTGCTGATTCCTGTGTCAAGGGGTAATCTATTTGTTCGCATAAGAGTCTCAAGTGGTACCCATCAAAATCAAACTCTACAAAGTAGTCGTTCTGTGGTTTAAAAGCTTTTCTGTATTTCTCCTCTTTTGGTATAGCTGCAAAATTAATTGAGTTAAATGCACTTGTTGGTCTTGAAGTTGCATTGTATAAATTATAATCTGTATATGCTATGTTGTTATTTATACTGTAGAGTGGGTTCCGTGGTGTAAAAAGTTCTACGAAAGCGTTATAAATTACCCCTATTCCATTTTGCTCTAATAAGAAGAATACATTAGTTGCTATCTTGTTGTAAAAATCAAATCCTGAGGGTGTTGGTAGTTCTATGTGTTTTTTAACTGTATTAAAGGTATGTTCACATTTTTCATATAACTTGGTAATTGGGATTAATGTGTTTAAGTCTTTTTTTTCTGCATACTTACTATAATACCAGTTTACAGTTGTGTTATTCTCCAGGGGCTGTAGTCTTTCGTAAGTATTCATAGAGTACAGCAGTGATATATCTATAACTTCCTGTAGATTAAAGTGGTAGAGTACGTTCTTTTTGTTTACTGTATAGAGTGATTGAAACTTTGTTAGAACCTCGTAGACACGTTCTTTTGATACATTTAATCCTTCCTCATGATTTATAGGTATTATATAACCTTGATAGTCATCTACCGGTCTTATATACACTGCTACTGTTGATACAAACCTAGGATGGTATAAATCATTTGTAGGTATTATCTCTAGAAAAGCTTTAGAATCTTTTTGACTTTCTAACCAGTTTAGCTGATCTTCAGTTTCTATTATGTAAAACATTTTTTATAACCTTTTGAACAATTTAAGAAAAAAAAAGATTACCTACAACTTTTTTCCTGGTGCCGGTATATTAAAGCTATTTTTTTGAGGGACTACTTTACTCTCCTGTATAGTGTCTGCTGGAGTACTTTGTACAAATTGGGTATAGCTTGTTATAATGTCTACTACTCCCGGTATAGTTTTATTTAATTCCAATACTGCTGCTCTGTTATTGGTAGCGGCTCCTTTAAAGATTGCTCCCTGTACTTCTATATCATTTATTGGACCTTGCAATTGCCATTCTAATGTACCTATAGTTTCATATAGTTGCTTATTTTTAGATATTGCATCAAATGACTCTTTAGCTATCTCTTTTACTTTAGCTGTTGATTTATTTTGAACAAAATACCTTTTTACTTTCCCTATAGCCTTATCTCTATCAGTAGGAGCAAATAATTCTTCTACAGGTTGAGGTGTTTCTCCAGGTACAGGAAACCCCTGTACTGCATTAGTAAAAATACCTAGTGCTAAATCAGCAGGCGGCACATCGAAATACTCTCCTGCTGATGTCTTGATTATAGAAGGATTATTAAGAACATTTCCTAACCCATCTCTAAGTTGAGGTTGATCTATACTCTCTACTTTCCGGTATTGGTGTTTTGGTAAATACATTTTTCTTTAATTTAAACTGCTCCCCAGTACTCGAAGTGCCATATTTCATCTACTGAACCTGCTGTATCTGAAAGACGCCAAGGATTGTACCAGCCGTATTTTGCTCCTGCTTCTGCTATTTGTTTATAAATTTCTGTTTTTCTTCCTGCTAAGTTTGTAGAAGGGTTTCCAGAATTTCCTACTATTCGATTTAGGTTTCCGAAATCTATTGCTCCTCCCCATCCATGTGCTGACTTTCCTGGTGCTGCTGCTGTTGCAGGAGAATCAATCTTACTCTGGTGTTTAGCAGTCCTGTAAGCGCTTGATACCCTGTAGGGGATTCCTTTCTGTCTTAATTCTGCTCTCCAAGAAGTAAAAGCTCGAAATGCAGACGGATGTAGCATATATTCAGGATTTCCTGTCCGGGGGTTATTATAGTACTTATTAGCTCCTCCGTATTCGCCTATGTATACCAGTATACTTGCATTTGCTTGATTTAATTGACCGTTTTTACTTCCTTTGCTTTTTAAGCTTATTGCTACTGGAGAATTATCGTATCCTTGTGCTCCTATTTTTCTAGGGTTTATAATAGGTGCTGGGTCGTCGTTAATTGGTATTATCCCCTGTGTTTCTGTTTGATTGAGAGGTACCTCTGGTGTTCCTTCTGTATTTGATTGTCCTGCTGTTTGTTGTGCTTCAATCTCTTCAGCAGTAGGGAGGGTTATGTCATAAAACTGTGTTTTGATAGATGTTGTCCACTTATTTCCTCCTAAGTCATGTGACAGCCCTGTAATTATAAATCCAAAATTATCTGTATATTTCTGTGGAAGTACCCCTGGTGATACTTTAAACGCTTGCCCAATTTTTAATCCTCCTATTCCTATTGTTGAAAAAGATAATTCAACCGGGATAGTTCCTGGTACAGGTTTTTTAGTACTTTCCGATCCTTTATAATACTCATCGAATACATACTTTGAACAATAGTCTTTATGTCCTGGTTTTAAATTTTCATGTCCATCTTTATCGTAATCTACATTCCAATTGAAAACCCCTAATCCGTATTCATCGAACATATCTGTGACTTCCTCAGCCCACTTTTCGGTTCTTTCTTGTTCTTTCTCTAGTCTTTCAGCAATTGTAGTATCTGTACTATTGTCTGCATCCGCTTTGGATTTCATAGTTCTATCTACTGTCCCTAAGTTCCACTTCAGTATATTTTCAAGATTATCACTAGTATTCCCTCCTGTTCCTTGGGCTGCAATGGAGATTTGAGACGCCATTTGACTAGAGATTTTACTCCCTACACTTAGGTCTGTTATTGTTGATCTAAGTCCTGTCAGGTCTATTACTGAGTTATTTTGTGTAGAAGATGTAGTTATTACTTTCCTATCTATGATATACCATATATCTTCAGTTTCATCGTTGAATAAGTCAAAATCATTAATTCCTCCTAATGAGTCATTAACTTCCCCTAATACTTTTTTCATAAAAGCGTACATATTATGTTGACTTGTATCTGAGTCATCCGCTATTTCTCCTATGGTTACTGTAAGAAAGTGGAGTGATAAGTATATATTAAGTACATCATCAACTTCACCTTTTATAGATACTTTAATCTTTTTATTTAGTGTTTCTCCTAGTTTATTAACTTT